AAAAGATATTCGCGTTTTTAATTGTCATTGTTATCTACTTCTGTATTCCAATGATCCAGTAAATTTTATATTTTTTTAAATCTAAATATAAAATTTTATTGATTTTTTATAATTATTATCATACCCATTATTGCTAATAAAATACCAAAAAGTATTTTAATACTAAAAGCTGTATTTAAAAAAAAATAAGAAGCGAAAAACAATAGTATAATTTTAGATGGTTCCATATATCCATCTAATACAACTACGTTTTCTACTAAATAATAACCTTTGTTTTTAAAAATAATACCAGCGACAATTAAAAATGATACCAACGATGATACTAAAACGATTTTCTTATTATTTTTTTTGTCTTTTAATAATTTATCTTTGTAAATAAAATAAATAATAACTGCTGCCAATAATGAAAATATACCTATAGTTGATAAGTTAATAAATAAAAAATCATGTAATTCGCATTTATCATTGAATATAAACTTTCTGATAATTACACTAGTAGTAAATAAAAATAAGGCAATTGTCGTATGAAATTCCCATTTATCGTATAAATTCATTGACTTCTATATATATAGTAAAGAATAAACTAAGCGGATTTTATAAAATGTTTATTCATATAACGCTGTATATTAAAATATGATAGGGGGTCGTCTGAATCTTTGACGTTAAGTAGGTTCTTAAGTTTAGTGTTTGGTGCGATGAGTTTTGCGTTTTCTTTACTTTGGAGCTGATTATCTTTAATATATTGAATGATATGCTTTGTTACTTCTGTTCTAGCTACCTCCGAGCCGGATGGTATCTTCATAAATTCACACAATTCGCTGGAAATTTTAGTAGGGTTTGCGAACCCAGATGGATTACGATTTCCCTTATTTTTGTTTTTATTGTTTTCTTTTTCTAGTTGGCGCACTTTCTTATTGACCTTTTTCTCTACTAGTTTAATCTGGTGAGAAATTGCTGTAAGTTGGGATTTCAAACTAGAAATACTACCTAACATATCGCCAAAAATATTTTTAACTTCATCAACAGGGATGGTTTGGACGGTTTTTTCATTTGTTTCGGACATTTTATATCTACAATATTCTAGATATTCTTTAAATCAATTTATATAAAATTAATAATAAGTATTTTAATTAATATTATGTAAATTAATTAAAATAAAATTAACTTATAAAATCAAGCGTATAAAAATTATTGTATAAAAATATTGTATAAAAATTTAATGACTCTGACTGTTCAGATTGGAATTCTCATCCATAGACCACTTAGGATTGGAACGATTTCCACCTCCTCTGCTACCTCCACCGCGATGACCACCTCCGCGATGACCACCACTTCCACGAGGTCCAGCACCGCGTGCCCTCACATCGCGTCGCTCCTGTTGGTTATCGTCTACATCGCCATACTTATCAATTCGCTCCTGCTTACTAAGGAACCGAGTCTCACACATAAGAGACCCCCTTTGAACACCCGTTACATCGGTAGCTTGCCAATCGTGTGTATCACTCTCACTCTTAGAAAGATTAAACTCGACATACTCTCCCTGTACAAGATACTTGTACTGCTCTCTGTTTACAGAAACACCTGAATGGTGGACAAATACATCTTTGCCCTCGTCTCCCAAGGTAGTTACAAAACCAAATCCAGCTTTATTGTTGAACCATTTTACAATTCCCAGCTGGCGGGACCCACCACTCGCGGGTGTAGCATTAACATTATTCTGCGTATCACTCATTTTATAATAATAAATGCCGGAATCTTTTTAAATGGTTATCATAATATAATTAAAAGATTAAATACTTATTGTCCTTTTCTTGTTCTACGCGGTTTTTTTACTTTCATTTTTTGTTTTTTTATTTTTCTTATCTGTCGTGTTTTTTTCTTTCTTATATTTTTATTTTTTTTACGTGTTTTTTTGGTTCTATATGTTTTCTTTTTTTTCCCACCTGCCATTAAATATGGATATTCTTTCTTCAAGTTTTCAATTTTATCACTTCTTAATACACCAGTGTTTTTTGTTTTTAAATAATTGGCAGCCCCCATCATACCCTTTTCTTTTAATTTACTTATAATTTTTTTCCATTTTTTTTCTTTTCCACCTCTATCGGGTTCATCTTCCCATTCACTTATCCATTTAGCTATTGTATCCGTTTTATAAAGGTCAGTTGAAAAATCAGCAACAGTTGGTTTATTAGCCTTTTTCAATCTCCTTGTAAGAGCGACACCAGATGCTACGGCATCAACCTGCCTTTTAATGTCTTCACCATATCTACTCTGAAGCTGTGTAGACCCTGGTCTTATGGATATAGAAATTCCCATTTGGTTTAAATAACTAATAGCTCTATTAAGTTCCGTTTTTACTATTGTTTTTGTAATATAATCATCAAGTATACCATATTGTGAAGTAGCATATTCTACTTGATTTATCAAATGACTTTTTCTTGTAGTAAATTCTGCTGTTTTAATTGGTATAGTATTGGGTGTACAATTTAAAGCAACATTTACAAAAAGAAAATTATTTACACCCATGGGTCCAAATTGTTTCTCTTCGTCGCATAAACATAAATTTCTATTACCATCGTCCATAATTTTTAAACCCTCAATGTCTGTTTTAATATGATTCATTAAATCAAGTCCAATTTTTTTTGTAAAAAGTGTCCCATGTGAAATATTACAGAGTAATAAATTTCTTTTCATATTGGTAGTTCCTGTATATAATTTACAAACTTGAATACGACGTGGATTACTATTAAAAAAATCATTAATTTTCGCCATAATTATATTGTAATGGTCTATATTAGTTACTATATTGTTAGGATCCGAAATAACCCTAGCACCATGATTTGTTATTTCTTCAGGTAAAAAAGTTAAATCAAGTATATTGGATGAAAAAAGTTTATTTATATCAGATTGCTTAACAGACCAAAAATTAAGAGTATTTGTATTATTTTCTCTTTCAGCAAATTCTCCCAATATTGTTAACATAATATGGTAAATTAAAAACCCATAATTAATTCTCACTGTAATACCATAATCATCATTGCTATTCCAATATTCATTTAAATTAAAAAAACATACCATTTGATATATCCTACCAAATCTATCCGATAGATTTAAATTAGAAAATTCGTCAAACGATGTGGCTGTCCCGTCGCTTGTCATTTCATGACCGCTTAGTGTTCTCGACCACGAAGCATTGTCAAAGTGACTTTTAAATAACTCTATTAAAAATAAAGATTCTTGTGATAAAAAATCTTTAGGTAACCAAGTCCAATCCATTAACATTGAACCTACTTGGCGAACTTGTCCGTTCATTAATTCTTTTAATTTTTCTTCGTCCATATTTTCATATGTTGGTTTCCACCTAAATACTGTACCATCTCGCGTTGGAATATTATAAAAATTATTACCACGTTCTATACTATTTCTTCCAGGAGTTTGAATGCGATCTGAAAAAACAAAACATCCCATTGTCCAATTATATCTTGGATGACCAGACAATGAATCCATGAAAGAATTTAATTTATCTCTACTATATGAATTTGGTCCTGCTAAATATCGCAATTTCATATCTTTTTCAACATATCCACGGTCATCGTGATGTATTCTAATACTATCGGCAGCCATAAATCTTATTAAATCCATATGCCTTTCATTACTACTAGCTAATAACGCTTCTTCATATTTAGTCACTGTGCCAAGTTGATCCTTTGGTGCTGGATAGTAACTAAAGCAATTAATAGGCGTTCTCATCCATGATGAAGAACCATTTCCACCCAAAATAAATATAGCTTCATCAAATGATATTATTTTTGTTGAGTTTATCTTTTCTTTAATACGCAACATCTGAGACATTGGATATAACATTTCAATTGTTGTATTTGTTTTTCCCAAACGTCTAGTAGTTGACAATGAAAACGCAGCAGCACCTATATTTGATTGTGTATCCCCCATAGATGGATATGTATACGCTAAAGATGGATACATATCAACATCCTCTTCTCGATTGGAGTTCTTAGAAGACATATTAGTATATATATTATGGATATTATTTACTAATAAAAATATTAGACAAATACATTTAAAGTCATTTTATTTATTATTATAGTATGAAAATTCTAAAAAATAAATTCATAGACACTGGTTATGATAATAATTTTTCAAAATGGGATTTCGAATTATCTGATTTTCAAAAATGGGCTATTATGGGTATAATTGAAAAAAAAAATGTAATTATTACAGCTCATACTGGTAGTGGTAAGACTCTTCCCGCCGAATTCGCCATAGATTATTTTGTTGGTATGGGAAAAAAAGTTGTATACACAACCCCTATTAAAGCTCTGAGTAATGAAAAATTTCATGACCTACAGAAAAAATACCCTGATATATCATTTGGTCTTTTAACAGGTGATATTAAATTTAACCCAGAAGCCGATGTAATCATAATGACAACCGAAATTTTGTATAATACTCTTTTTCAAAAAAAAATGATTGAAGAAGAAGTTATTTCTAAAGACCAAATATCCCTTCACTTTGAGATGGATATTCAAACAGAACTCGGTTGTGTTGTTTTTGATGAAATTCATTATATTAATGACCCACACCGAGGTAGAGTATGGGAAGAAACAATTATGATGTTACCAAAACACGTACAAATGATCGGACTTTCAGCAACAATTGATAAACCAGATAAATTCTGTCATTGGATTGAAACAACAAGTTGTCGTGAAACTTGGTTATGTCCTCATAATAAGCGCGTCGTCCCCCTGACTCACTATTCTTTCATATCTTACCCTGACTCATATTATAAAAAATTCCCTCTCGAAATAAAGCATTTAATAGACGATAATAAATTCCATAATAAACCCATCATTTTAAAAGAACAAAATAAACAATTTTGCGAAAGAACATATAATAAAATTTTAAAGTTACAAAAATATTTTGACAATGAAAATGTTCGCGTGAATCAATTTTTTGTTATGAATAAAGTCGTTGAATATTTAAATCAAAATAATATGCTCCCGGCTCTTTGTTTTATATTTTCACGCAAACAAACCAAAATTTTTGCTGAAAAAATTACAGTACCCCTTTTTCCTCAAGAATCTACAATACCCAGTACCATTAAAAAGGAATGTAAACAAATTTTAATGAAGCTTCCAAACTATAGAGAGTATATTTGCTTACCAGAATATGATTGGATAACAAAATTACTAGAAAAGGGTATAGCTGTACACCACAGCGGTATCACACCTGTATTTCGTGAGATGGTAGAGATTTTATTTGGTAAAGGATATATCAAACTTTTATTCGCAACTGAAACATTTGCTGTTGGTATTAACATGCCTACAAAAACAGTTATATTTTCATCTCTTACAAAGTTTGATGGGAAGGGGTTTCGCAATGTTCGTGCTCATGAATACACACAGATGGCCGGGAGAGCAGGTCGTCGCGGAAAAGATACAAAGGGATACGTAATTCATCTTAATAATTTGTTCAGAGAAAATCAACGACCAAGTGTAAATGAACTTACCAATATTTTATCCGGTAAGCCCGATTTACTTTCTTCAAAATTTAAGATAAATTTCTCCATGATACTTAAACTTATTTCAAATAATAATAATGATTTCGTTAAATTTGTGGAGAATAGTATGTTAAGCGATTCTATTTCAAAAGAAAAGCATCAAGTTGAAAAAATACTACATGAAAAAACGGAAGAACTAAAAAAATTTAATTTTAATTTTTTTAAAACACCAAAAGATACTCTAAAAAAATATAAAGAATTAAGCGATAAAGTTGGCTTTTTGGGCGGAAAAAAGCGCAAGAAAATACAGAGAGAAATGGAAACCATTACACATTCGTCAAAGATTTTCATGGATGACTATAAACGATACAAGTCGTGGCTCAATAAGCTAGATGAAGCTAGAAAAATGAAAACAACCATTAGTAATATTGATAATTATGTTTCAAATGAAATAGCGAAACATTTGGATATTTTAAAACAAGAAGCTTTTATCGAATCTGGAGAGAATTATTCATTCTTGTTGACAGAAAAGGGAAAGATGGCGAGCAACATTAACGAAGTTCACTGTCTAGCAATGGCTGATATGATTGATAATAATATTTTCAACGATCTTGATGTATATCAACTTGTTTCTTTATTCAGTATATTTTGCGATTTGAGGCTTCCCGAGCAAAACAAAATTTATTCTGTAAGTAAAATAAATTGTAATGAAAAGGTAAAAGATAAAATTAAAATTGTCAAGAAAATATTCAATAAATATTACGACATCGAAACTAAATATGAAACCGAGTTTATGTTTAATTATGATATACAGTATGACTTGGTTGAATTAGTACATAATTGGGCAAAAAGCGAGGACAGTGAACGATGTCAACATTTACTCAAAGATATGGGACAGTGGGATATATTTATTGGTAATTTTTCAAAGGCTGTATTAAAAATCTGCAATATTGCTTGTGAATTAGAAAACGTATGTAAAATTACAAACAAATATGATTTGTTGAAAAAGATTAAGGAAATTCCAGATATTTTACAAAAGTTTATGATTACAAATAGTTCCCTGTATATTTAATATGTTATTTATCTACAAAAACTTCACATACATATTTTGGTATGATATATTCGGAGGGTCTGTATTGGTCGTCAATCCATTCCAATGTTAAAGGGCATGTAGCCGCATACGGAGCTTTACTTGTCCATTTTGTTTTGTTTAAAAGTATATTTAATTTTTTTATCCTATTTACAATACCACCCGCATTTCTAGGCTTAATATGTTTTAAAGCCCATTCAAATTGCATAGATTCTATTTTTGTTGGGAAACCATGTATCAGGCAAATATGTTTCCAACCTGGTCCTTTACTCGTAGTGTATTTAGCACCTCCTTTTATTTCTCCATTGTGTGCTCTCAGTCTCCTTTTAATATTATTTGACACACCAACATATGTATATCCATTATTTTCAATAATATAACATGACCATTCCATAATTTTATAAATTGATAATATTTAATGTTTAATATTTAATATTATCTAACTATTTTTAAAAGTGACGAAATTGTTATGGAGGAACATTTAAAACAGGTATATGGTTTTAATAATTTTCGACATAAACAACGAGATATTATTAGCGATTTGATTAAAAATAAAGATACCGTTGCCATTTTACCAACTGGTGGAGGAAAATCACTTCTATATCAGTATCCAGCAACCTTTACTAAAAAAATAACCATCGTTGTTTCACCTTTAATTTCGTTAATGAACGACCAATGTAGGCATTTAAATCTGAAAAATATTAAAGCTGTAGCACTAAATTCAGAAACTTGTGTCCCCATCAGCGAATATATTAATTATAAAATAATCTATACAACACCCGAATTTATTATGTCAAGGATACCGGCATTCAAAATTATTAAAGAAAATATAGGATTATTCGCAATTGATGAAGCACACTGTGTTTCACAATGGAGCCATGATTTTAGAGTTAGTTATCAAAAGTTAGGGTTGTTAAAAACAACATTTCCCACAATACCTCTATTGGCTGTCACAGCAACAGCAACGCCAAATGTGTTAAAAGAAATGAAAACATTTTTAAATATCCCAAATCCCAAAGAATACTCGTTGGGAACCCGCCGAACAAATCTTATTATAAAAGTACTTCCGAAAAATCAATTCTCAAAGTGTGTTATTGATGAACCTACTATTGTGTATGTTCAAACTCGGAAATTATGCGAAAGTTTACATAATGATTTTTTAGAAAAAGGCATAAAATCCACATTTTATCATGGTGGTATGAAAAAAGATGACAAAAATAGAAGCCACGAACTATTTATTACAGGTGAAGTAAAGGTTATTGTTGCCACCATTTCATTCGGTATGGGTATCGATAAATCCGACATTAGACATGTTATAAATTATGGTGTACCCGCAAATATAGAAAGTTATTACCAAGAAATAGGTCGCGCCGGTAGAGATGGTATAGATAGTAAAGCCACTATTTATTATAAAGATAGTGATTTCTCAACAACAGCGTATTTAATATCGCTATCAAAAGATGCTGAACAGATTAAAATTAAAACACGAAATATGAATATTTTCCAGAGTTATTTACAAGAAAACAATATTTGTAGACAACAAATGATAGATTATTATTTTAAAACAGGTCATTTAGCATCTGAGGAAGATGTTAACGATATTGAAAAATGCAATAAATGTGATAATTGTTTAAGAAAAAATAAAATAGAATTAATTGATATTGGCGCAGATGCTAAGCGAATTGTTGAAAGTATAAATAATATATACAAGCAAACAGGACATACACTTGGTATGACAAAAACAATAAAATATATTCAAAAATATAGAAGCGGTCCAAAGGTCACAGATATCTACATAAAAGATATTATTCAGATACTTATCCGAAAACAAGTCTTATGCTCGAAAAAAATCGGCTATGGGTTTATTGTATCGGTTGGTAAAAAGAAAGTACGTGAAATATTACCACTTAAAGCAAGAATAAACAAAAAAGATATTCGTAAAACATACGCGAGTAGTAAAATTAGAGAGAATATTCATCTCAGTAAAATTATGGAATTAAGAAATACCACAGCAAAAAAATACAATATTTTACCACCCGAATTTATCAATGATATGGTACTAATGAATATCGAAAGAAAAAAACCAAGGACTTTAAATGAATTGTGGAATGTTGACGGTATTTCAAATAAATTTATAATGACAGAACAATGTGCTGATTTTCTTGAAAAATATGTGGATTTAACAAAAAAATCAAATAGTTGTAAGACGCCTTCTCCATCAAAGAATCCTAAATCAAAAAAATCCGCGAAAAACCCAAAGAATCGCGACGTTATATTTAACCTCTATAAAAATGGGAAAAGTTTAAAAGAAATATACAATTCAATAAATATTAAAGCGCAAACAATAGATGGACATATATTACATATATTTGAACATTATGATGACGTTGATATAGATATGGACTACTTTGGTTTAACTATTGAAAAAGAAAATAACATCAAATCGGCAATAAAACGAGTTGGAATTGATAAATTGAGACCAATTAGAGATATCGTTGGAAATAAAATAACATATGGTCAAATTAAATTATGTTTATTGGTTATGAAAATTGAAAATGAATAAAATTATCGAAAATGGATATTAATATTATAGTAATATATAAGATTAGTATGAATAAATTAAAAAGCACAGTAACAAATTTTTTTAATCCTAAAAATTGGTCGTCAAAAAAACGTACAAGAAGGAGAAATTTTACATATAAAAGTGGAAAAGATGTTAAAGGTCCAATGGGAATTAAATTTAGGGTCGATACCGGCAAAAAAACATATGTTAATCCTATAATTTTACTACCATATTTAGCTTTTAAAAAAAAAACTAAAAAACAAAAGGGCGCGAAGAAAAGAAGAATGCGGACTTTAAAGAAAACGTTGAGACGAAAGCGTTCAAATAGAAAGAGAAGAAGAAAAAATAAATAAAAATGGAAATAAATTTAATATTATTTAGAGTTATTTTTAACTAAAATAAGCGCGCCAATTAGCATTAGAAAAATACCAAACAAACTAGCTTTATTTATTTTTTCTTTTAAAATAAACAAAGTACCCAATGTAGATAAAGCTACGGGTAATATCATTGTTAATGGTAGAACAATATGTGAATGACCTTTACTTTCATTATGTGATTTGTAGTAAAGATAATTAACAATACCCGATGTAGACAAGAGAAATACTATATAAGTAATTAAAAAACGTCTATTATTTTTCCATAGATCAGATAATTCTTTATTTATTTCTTTTTTAATGAAAAAATATATAACTAATATGGATAATCCATATATAGATAATCTCAAAAACATACCTGCTCTAAAATGTTTTATTCCCATAAAAGAATCACATATCATAAAAATAGACCATATTAAAGCTACAACTAAAGCTTTCAAGATATAATTCATATAGTATAACAAAATATTAAATTGAATAAAAAAGCAATAGTTTGATTATATTAAAAATAATAATGCCAGTAAAAACGAATCTCAACGACCCAATTCAAGCTCGTATTAATGAGAATAAAATTACAATAAAGAAATCCAAGATGAGACTTTTCAGGAGTAGATTAAATTCTATTCACCCTCTTACCATTGCGAAGAAGAATAATACTGTCACATTTTTGACAACGACAACCCGTACCATGCCATCTAAACATTAAATCAACACAAGCCCAATTAATTTCTTTATCACATTTTATTTGTTCTAAAATTAATTTATCATCATTTAAATATTTAGTTTGATATAAAAATTTTTGACTTTGCGAAGGAACATTTGTTTTTTTATATACTTTTTTTTTAAATTCCACCATATTAGTAGTGATAGCCACGTCAATAGTATGTATTTTTCCACGATTTGTACAACGATCTTTTACAAAAATTTGATACATTATAATATTAATTATTTTAATTAAATAACTAATATTATATCAATTTAAATGCCAGAATACTTTAGAAAAACAAATTGAAACGATACATGAGCGAAAAAATGATATCTAATAATAAAACTAATGACGCCATTTTAATATTTTTAATAAAAACAAAGTACGCAGAAAGTACATATAATAATCCGTGTAAATAACGCGTTTCATGCCAGAACACTTTTGCTACTTGTTTTTCAATATTAGAACCAGTAAAACCTTTGAAAATAAAACCCGAACCCATCAAAAATAATATCCCTGCTAAATAATTGTAATACTTCTTATTGAAGTTTCTAATAATAATAATTATGAAAATTCTTACTAATATACATAATAACCATAGTGGATGTATTTTTGTCATCTTATATAATATTATAGATAATATAAATTTTACGGGGGTATGGGGGACGTGTCCCCCAACAGAACAAAGAAGAAGAAAAGGTTAAAGAGGCGAAAAGGGAGAGGAAAATAGTAGGAGAGAAGAAGGGAAAGATATATTGCGAGATAATAGTGTTTGAATAGGGGGAGAGCTAGTTGTGAAGGGAGGGAAAAAC